GTATTTGGCGGCGGCGGTTTTGAGTTGCAACAGGTGGTCATGGTTGTCCGCGAATTCAGAGCCCACGGCGTAATCGGCGTACTCACTGCCTGCAATGAATTTGCCGAATGCCGTTTGATATACACCCTTGCTGAATGCTGCGGAATCTGCGAAGTGGCAGGCAATGTATCCGTCGCGGCGCTTCACGAATTCACCCTCCTGGTCGGGTTTGATATCCCAGGCCAGGAAGTAGGGGTTCATCATTGACACGGCGTTGGCGAGGAAAAACACGCGGGTTTTATCTTTCCAGCGGTCAACGGTTGAATAGAAATTCAGGAACGCCACGTCCTCTTGTGGGAGGTAATGCGTTGCGCCCTTCTCGATAATGAACTCGTCAAACAGAATCCATTTAACGGCGTGGTAGGAAACACCCTTACGCGATTGCGCCGTTGACAGGGCAACGAAATGGCCGATCAATTGCCATTCGCGGCCTTTCACGTCACGCGATTCGGCGGGGGCCATTTCCGCCGAATAGCCGTTAATGCGGAAGTCCCATTCCGGGAATTCCTCCGCAATGTCAGCGAAAAATGCGTCTTTGGAGACTTTCAATTCATCTTTGTAGCGGCGCAAATAAACGAACTGCTCGCCCGTCTTTATCGCACGGCTGATAACAAGTTTCTTTGCTCCGAATGTTTTGCCAAGGCCACGCGCGCCAATGATGATGTTGTAATACGCGTTGAACGACATTACTTTACTGTAATCGTAGTATGCAAGCGTTTCCGCTTTAGTGAGTCCCATGACGTGTGGCGTCCTAACTAGATAATGACGCCGTGTGCGCGGAGCACGGGTAGCGGGTCAATTGGATTTCCGTAGGGTGGTGCCCACGGATCATTTATTGCACCATTGTAACATTCGAGGTGCAAATGCCGTCCCGTCACATTCCCCGTAGCACCCTCCACCCCAAGGACAGTTCCCGCCGTCACAGTCTGCCCTACGGTCACAGCGGGTGTGTTTGCCATGTGGAAGAAGCTGAATGTGTACTTCCCGTCCGTTGTGTGGCCTTTCACGTAGTTACCCGCCGTCCCCTTATCCGGGTTGGCCGTGGAGTAGGCGCGGGCGACGGTAATCACCAAATCGCAGGGGGCCAGGATGTTACCGGCCGCGCCACTGTTAGCCAGGTCACTTCCGAAGTGGAAGCCGCCGTTGATGTCGGCGGTCCCTGCCGGGGTGGCACGCGGCCCGTACGGGCTCGTGAGTGTTGCGCCCGGTAGCGGGTGCATCCATGCGCCTGTGCCCGCTGGTGGGGCTGGTTGGACGGGTGTGGGTGGTGTGGCGGCTGTGCGCCCGATCCAGTGCCCCCGCCCGTCCGGCAAGTACGTCACGACTTCGTTGTCTTGGAACCTGACGTGTAGCTGGTCCCCCACGAGTGTGATGTAGCGCACGTTGCCGTTGGGTTTCGTTGCGGGTGGTTCCGGGGCCGGATCGACGCCGGTCAAATCCGCCACCGACACGAGGTCGTAAACGGTCCGGTACCGTGCGCCGTACTGCCCCAACACAGTGTCTGCCAGGGTGGCGGCGTGGATCTGATCCAGGGTTGCCGTGGTGGAGAGGGTGCCGACGACGCGGAGCGCCGACGCCGGGGACTGGTGATGCATCGCAAAGAAATAAATCACGGTCGCCGTGTTCGCGTCAGGATCAAAACCATACGACACGGCCACAGCCTTGTACGCGTCCATATCCGTCGTCAGTGTGGCATTCTGGATCGCCTGATTCCGGGCCAGGACCCCGGCCAGGGAATCCCCTTCCGCGCGGGTGAGATAGCGGGTGTTCCAAAACGCGTCAGATGATGCGATGCCGATCAGCTGGGAGTTGAGTGATTCGGCTACGCCGTACCATGCGCCGGGGTTCCCTGTCCGCATGCTGTTGAGCAGTGCGGCGGCGCGGGTACCGAACCACTGCGCCACGCCCACCGTGATCGGGTCATTGTAATTGATCGCCCCATAGTTGAGGTCGGATTCAACGGTGCCGATTACTTTGACGGCGAGTTTTTGCGCGTTTGCATCATACATACCAACAGGGTACAGGAAAGGCCCCGAACCGTTTGGTTCGGGGCCTTTACTAACATCTAAGCGCCGTATTTGCTGCCGTCAAACTGCTTGTTTCCGATAACCCAAAACAGGGCGGCGATTGCAGCGTCTAGCTCTCGAAGTTCCACAGATTCTTTACCGTCAAGCATGAGCGCTAGATTCGCGCGTTCAAACGTGAGGTCAACTATGCGGCGTTTTATTTGACTGTCAGTTTTCACGCGGGAATCCTTTCAACGGTGAACTTAGGAATGGGTGCCACGGTGACTTTGGGGGCGGGCGGGGTGGGGGCTGGGGCTATCCAGTATTCGGTGCCGGGGTTGTATTTGCGGAGCATGCGGAGTCGGTTGTTGGCGGCTTGGATGGTTTCGAGGTGGGATTCGACGGTCACGGCGTTTCCGGTGCTTTCGATAATGCGCACCATTAGAATTCCTTTGTTTCAAGGCGAGCGGTCAGGGCGTACGCGGGTTCGCGTCCTTCGTTCATTTCTTCATTATTTGCATCATAGAAGAATTGCACGGCGTTATCGAGGTATTCGGTTTCGCAAGACACGTCACCCGTCGGCGTGTAGGTGACTACATATATAGTGAATGAAACCTTCATGGTGACTCCCTTTGTGTGGCGTTCCTGCGTTCTGTAATTATTATTGCACACAACGTAGGCCGCAAGCAAATACTTGCGGCCTACGATTCTTACGCGTGGAATCCCCTGTCGTGGGTCACGACTCGGGGAGTCCCATGACGCCGAAGATCCAGATGTTGCCGAGTGGGTAGGTGGTGGTGTTGATGGTGGTGGGGTCGAGGCCTACGCTCTTTGCTGCGCCGTGGGTGAGGTAGAAGCGCATGTTGGTGTTGGGCGTGGTGATGTATGCGCCCGTATGGTCGCGTACCCCGATCTCAATGAACGTGGAGCCGGTGGGGGATGCGTCGGGGGAGACGCTGTACTGGTACTGTCCGCCACGCGGGGTAATGCTGACGGCGTACGTCATGTCGGAGGCAATGGGTTTGTGTTCGAGGTGGATTTTTCCGCCGCTGAACCAAATGTTGCTGAACTCCCCGGAGTCTGACACCCAGGTGGTGCCGTCGTACGACACGTAATCCGCTACCGGGGGCATGTTCCGGCTCATTTTGATATCCGCATACGCCGGGGTCACGGATGCGCCCATGGTGAAACCGGCGCGGCCTAGGGTTTCATCCGGGACCGCCACGAGTGAGACTGTCATGTTGGCCCCGAGTGAGCCGTAGTTGATGCGGATTTTTCCCGAGTCGGTCACCACGGAATCAATGTGTACGGGGCGGTGGGTGGATGATTCTGTGAGGGGTTGCCAGTAGCCGGACCCTGCGCCGTCGTTGCGGAGTACCCCGGCAACGAAACCGTAGCGGTGGCCGTCGTTGGCGGCGAGCCCGTCAGTGTACAGCGCGTCCAGGGCTTTCCGTACGTCGCTGTCGGGGTCGAGGATCAGCCCCTTGATGGCGGCGTCATTCACGGAGTACAGCGCATCCAGCGCCGCACGGATAGCCGACGCCGGGGTATTGATCAGCCCGGCAACACTGGCATCATTCAGCGCCTGTAGCTCGCCCTCAATCCCGGCAATGAAGTCGAGAAACTTTGCTTCCCAGTTGACGGCAATGTCGTTGACGTCGTTGAACAGCTTGCCCAACGCGCCGTTGAATTCATCCGGCAACGTGGTCTGCATGTATTCGGAGAGGCGCATCAGGATTTCCTGATAGGTGCTTCCTGTCCGGTACGTGAAGCCCGTAATGTTGGAGATGGGGTCAAGCCTGTTAGGCAAACCAAGGGGAGTAATAGTCATAACCGTATCCGTTTCTGTTAGTGGTGTAATCGTCGCCGTTGCCCCAAAGGCCCATGAACAATTCATCCAATTCGTTGAGGATCATCATATCCACGTTCACAAAGGTGGCGCGGAGTTGGAAGATCACCGCCGCCGCGTTGCCCTGAAAACCTGAGACGCCGCCCTCTGATTTGGTGGTTTGGGTGTTGGTGCCGGTGTTGTCCGTCGAGCCTGTGGCCGTTGACGTGCCGATGGTATCCCCTGAACTGGTGGCGTAGTCGCCGGTGTCGGAGAGTAGTTCCTGGGGATGGTCTGAGTTGACGGCGCGCGATTTCGCGCCCGATGCTGAATCGGTTTTGGATGTTGCCGCGCTCGTGGCGGTCGAGTCCTGCTCCCCAACGTTTTTCATGTCAATCGTTTTGAGCGGGTCAAACTTAATCCGCGACGCCTCGTAATGCTGGTTGTAGAGCGGCATGATGTTGTTCATGCGCACCCGCATTTGGTGGATGAACAGTGAGTGGGTTTCGTGGCCGATTTCGCGGTTCCAGAAATGGTCAATGATCTTCTTGTTCAACTGGGGCCGGTAGCCTTCATCAAACAAGGGGTATTCATTCAGCCCAATGTCGGGGTAAAGCTCCAACACGTCTTTCAAGTAACTGGTGAATACAGCCATTACTTTCCCTCCCCCGCGTTACTGCTTTCATTGCCCGAGTTGGCAGATTCCCCGTCGAGGGTCTCGACCGGATCTTTAAAATAGTCAACGGACACGTTGAGCCCAAACATATCGTTGATTTGTTTGGCCGCGCGTTGCCGCGAATTCAGTGCAACGTTTTTCATGGCGTCTACCTGTTCATCATTCGCCCCGACCTCCGACGATACAAGCCGTTCTTTCTTGTCCTGATTCGCGTGGTTGATTCCCAGGAGTCCCATGCATTCGTTCCATAGCCGGGTTCGGGCGGTTTGGAGGTCGGAGAGGTAGCCGGAGGGTACGCCCAAATCCAGGACATCCACGTCATCAAGGTTGAGAGTATCCGACACATAGATAACGCCCTGGCCTTCCTCGTGCATGCGGTTAAGGTTCGACATGGTAAGCCGCTGGTTTTCCTTGGCTTTCACGATTTTGGGTTGGCGCATGTTGTCGCCGGTTATTTCGATGGTCCTATCGAATTTGGCGATTTTCATGGCGTACATTTCCACGACATCAGTTTCCGGTGTCCGCAGATAGTTCGCGTAAATCGGTACAGCCTTCTTCACTGACAGTTCCAGCGGCTGACGGTTTGAGCCGATGACGGTAAAGGATGTTGGTTCGTCAAAGGCGTTCATGTATCCGACGTTTGCGCCCTGCGCGACAACGTCCTGGCCGGTGAGTTTGTCGTGGTAGTAGACGCACATTCCCCGGTAAAAGATTTCGAGTTCCAGGAAACGCGGGTTCACGGAATCTGGGAGACCCTTCCATTCGAACCGGTTCATGCACATTTCCGAAATAACGCGCCGGAGCATCATTTCCGTAAACGCTTGCTGATCCTTGACAGGGTTGCGCTGGCGTTTTCCCGCGTTCAAATGCGGATTATAAAAGTTCGTGAGAACCAGATCAGTACGCCCCATTACAGGATCACACCTTCCAAGGGAGCATTATCCCCTATGTCAATGGTGCCGATATCGGCTGGATTCGCCCACACGGTCACACCCTTTTCAAAAATACCCCGAATTGCCTGCTTAAACATTTCAGGGCATTCAGCCGCCGTAATGTAAGTTTCACGTACCTTCCAGTACGTGAACTTTTCCATTACTTGCAAGCTATCCGGCATTTTACCGAACCTGTTTACAGCATAACCATACCGCAACCAGTATTCACCATTCGCCGCCATGGCGGACGGCTGGATCATTTTGAGCTTCAGATCGTAGCCCCATTTATACGTTGCCAGGTTGAACGCGTCCCCGCCCATCTGCCCGCTCGTGGTCGGCTGAATCAACCGCGCATCCTGCACTTTCGCGTTAATCCCCGCAATGGCATTCTG